CAATAATATTATCCCTCATCGCTTTTGCTTCAGGATCATCTGACAGACTCATCCTAGTATACAGGACCTTTTGCTTGTTTAGCAACTCTTCCAGTAGTTCAACGTGTTCTAGTTTATCGGCATTGTCCATAGAGGAGAATGAAAATACTTTCTCATAGATCTTGTCCTGAAGATCAGAGATATCTTTCATTTCCTGTTGAACAAAGTCGGACTTAAAGAAACTCATACCCCCTCGTAAATAATCTCCTTCAAGATTTTCTTATACTTGAACACATCTATATGTATAAAGGTATCATACTTGCTGATTCGCATAGAAAGAAACCTCCATACAGGATCGTCCAACCTCTTATCGAAGTCAGATTTGAAGCCGATAATCTTATTCAAGATTACCATTGTCTCAAGGGACAAACTCTTGTTGAGATGTTCCTTGACCACAGAGGGGTGCCTGGTCCCCTCGATCTTAAACATAGCATCGAATCCCTGACCTGTAAAGACCTCCTCGACTTCTGTCTTAAAAGTATAGGTCAGGGATTGTAGACGGCGCTTCCAGTCTGTGTAGTGTTGTTCTCCATTTCTGACGATCTCTCCGATCCAAAGAGACTGCGGATCGTCGCAAGAAACAAAATTGCTAACAAAAAACTCCACCACTTCCGAATCATCTTTCTGCCTGCTTAGTTTTTCAAAAAAGAATCTGTCTTTACGTTTGTAAAAACTTTGAATTGAAGCACGGGACTTGCCACAATATCTGTGGTAGTCATACTTCTCTTTGGTAAAATGGTTTTTAAGTCCTAGATAAGACTTGTAGGCGTCAAACGGTGTCACCTTTGGTATCATTCTTTAGAGATGGTCTGCTCACAAAGGCAGTTTAGCATGGGATGTTCTCTTGAGCAAGTTCAGTTCCATCGCTTCACATTTGATTTTCTCCTTGAGTGGTTTGGAAATCAACTTTGGAATTGATTCCACATCAAGATTGTTCTTCTCACAGAAGTGAACAATGGCATCGATATACTTCATGCCTTTGTTATCATGAGCAATTGCTTCAATCTCTTCAGCGAATCTACGAGAGCAATAGAACTTTGTCTCCAACAGATTAGTGATTGTTTCTTCTTCAGGACTCTTTGCCATATTCCTGTAATTTAAATTCAACAAACTCTCTAATATATTCGGAGAGAAGGTTGATGTACTTTCGTTTGTCATACTCTTCATAGACTTTTACTTCACCATCTTCACATGACATGATGATGACAAATTTCTTTACCATTATACCAGTCATCTCGTATAACATGCAAGCATATGCGGCACACTGTACAAAATGACTATCAATCCAAGCGCGTGGTTTGGGTTTCTTACTAGTTTTAAAATCGATGACTGCCAGTTCGCCTTCATATTCAGCGATACAATCCACACTACCAGCAACACCTAACTCGTAACTGAACAATGCCTGCTCTTGTGCGTGAATATTATCAATCTTATTCAAGGTAGGTTTCGCCTGCTTGAATAACATTTCTGATAATGGTTGGACCTGTGGAATCTTAAGATTCTTCAGATAATATTCAGTGCAGGTATGCATGTCAGTGCCCCTGCTAGTTGCTTGCTTGGTGATTTTGTTTGCTTCAACATTACCAACTCTTGCTCTCCATTCTCTGAAGACCTCACGTTGATAGTGACTGATGATCGATGTGATAGAAACTAACTTCTTACCATTAGGAGTATCATAATAACGAACACCATCAATTGTCTCTCGGGATAGAGACGGATAATCTACTTCAATTTGTGTAAACATTACATACCAAGTTCAAGTTTAGCAATGATGTACTCTTTGACGAGTCCACTTCTACAGATGTCTTCCGCTTCAAATTCTACCAAATCAAATGATGGCATGTTCTTAAGGATGCGAAGGAAGTCAACGATCCCATTCTTTTCAGCGGTCTTCACAAGGTCAGTCTGGGTAGCATCACCACAGAAATGAATCTTGCTGCTCTCACCAACACGAGTGATCATTGAATCCAGTTCGTGGAAGTTCAGGTTCTGAAACTCGTCAACAATAACAATGACATTATCAAGAGTAGTGCCTCGGATGAACGAAGTACTCCAGAAACTAATCGTGCCTTGTGCCTTGAGGTTAGCATACAGCATTTCAAACGCATTGTCATCAGGCATCTCAAACATATACTTTACCATATTCTTATATGGAATCTGGTAAAGAGATGACTTGTCCTCATGGTCACCAGGGAGGAAACCAATCTCTCTGGTGGGTACAAGGGACCTGACGATGTAGATCTTCTCGTAAGGTGTCTTGGGGTCCAAGACATCTAGGATGGCGTTGTAGAGGGTGATAAAGGTCTTACCTGTGCCAGCACAACCGTAAGCAACGAGGTTCTTATCCTTCTTATAGTCTTCAAAGAACTTCTCTTGATTCTCGGTCAGAGGTTCAATCTTCCTGATGTAATCAAGATTGATTGGTTTCTTTCTCTTCATGGTGCGGTTACTAGTACCAAAGGGGACTGGGTTCTCTTTCTTCTTCTTAACTGGCATAGTGTCAATCGTAATGCTTCAAAGTTGAACCTGGTTGTTTCTGTGCTTTGCCGATAACGTCCTTCCAACCTGGATGTTTGGTATAGAGTTTAGAGAAGGGTTCACCCATTTCAATGCCCAATTTGGGGGCATTGTCCGGTGTATAATACCTTTCCCAATCGGGGTTATCATCTCTCCACTGATCCCAGTCATGAATACTCATCACAACTTCTTTGGTCTCACCAGTATCCTTATGTTTCACAGGGTATGTTGCCATACGTCACCTCAATTGTGTTTATATTTATTAAGACCAGTCAAGAGCACCGGCAATTGTCGGAAACTGTTCCGCAAAGATCTGCTTACAACCTTCAGCAATATCCATATGTTCTTTCTGTGTTCCATGTGCGGAACGCAATTCGATATAATGGATCCACGAACGAACAGAGCCGCTCATGTATAATTTTGTCCCTACGGCGAGGGGAAGCACCATTCTTGCACACTCCTTTGCCACACCACTTCCAAGCATCTGTTGATACAGTGCCATAGAAGAATCAAACAGAGTCTGCATCTGCATCTCTAGTTTCTGTTTGACAAAGGGATCAAGATCATCAGTAGAGTTCTGACGATTCTTGGTATCCTGACGACGCAATTCCGGTAGATGAATTTGTGCACCAAGCAAAGATGAATCTGCGTAGCGTTGAGAAAACTCTTGAAATGTGAATGATCTGTGACGGAGCACTTGAGCTGCAATTGCCCTGGAAGTTTCTATCTCTAGTGTCATGAATGACTGCTCAAAGATACTCCAATGCTGGTGCTTAATACAATACTTGATTAGACCATCAAAGGAATCATTTCCCTGATTAGAGGGGTTGCTGACGCGAGCACAGTAAGCGATATGCTTTTCGGCATCGGGTGATACCGATACAAGTTTTACATTACTCATCTTTTTTCATCTGTTTGCGGACCTTTTTAAGTTCTTTGAGTTCTTCTTTAATACGCTGGTAAGCATACTCGGCAGTTATCTTACCACCCATTTCCATAGCAGCATAGCATTCAACTCTTGTTCCAAAGTGTTGTAGTGCCCTCTCAAATGAATCTAGTTCTTCGTACATAGTTAATCAGGATAACCATCATCGTCATCCCACACTTCAACGAAGTCTGTGATGGGTGCTTGGTATTTAGTTTCGTTTTTAGTATACGCTTCAACATCAGAAAATACTTCTGACTCCAAAGCATCAACTAGCAAACGTAAGTTCCTGACTAGGAGTTTTAACTTTTCTCGTTCCATAGACAACGTTTACCTCCTGTAATTATAGGTAAAAAAAAGGGACTCGTCAAGAGTCCCTTGATATAATTTGTAGTCTAGATCACTTGCTGTAAGTCTTACCGCGATAGCAGAATGTGCCATGGGTCTCCTTACTTTCTACACAACGAGTATCATACTCAACACCACGATATGCGGTGTGACTGATTTGAGCGTTGTGAAGGGCAGATGCTTTGTTGATCTGCTTTTTGATTAGATTGAGTGTGTTCATTGTCTTACTCCTGAAGTAGTAGGGATTTTACTCCGTTCCTTCAGTCGTTTGCGTCCCATGAACAATCTGGATTTGATTCCTTTACGGTCTCAATCAACTCCACCCTAACAATAGGAAGGAGATCATCATGCTTTTGGATCTTCAGCATAATCGCTTCAGTCTGTTGGCATGTGAGTGTTGTATAGAGAAGTGCCTCTATCATGGGATGAACGCTCCGTTCCGCGACTTACTTGCGTCCCCGAAGGGATGAACGACAGGTCTAGTATAGACCTCATATATTATATAGTCAAGTCTCATCCGAATATGAAATTATGATGCGCTTACTGACCTCACCCCTGCTGTTGACCACAGTGGTGTATTGAACTTCCCCGTTCAGAAGTTCACCTACTTGCTCTACCAGGTTTCTAGAGATTACTTTGTTGGTCGCTTCTTTCCACTTTCTCTCATTCCTTTCTCTGGGATCTTCACCCATTAGGTCTGCCTCCGATAGCATCCCACATATCCTGAACCAGATCTGGTGTTGGTGTAGTTCGTTCATGCATATCTGGAACTTTCCATTGCTTCCATTTATCAATTTGTTCCTGTGTGGGAACTTCAATTCTTACCATGGTTCCCTCTTCCTCAAACTCTTTGTTCATATCAATGTATGTTTGAGGTGTGATTTTATCAAACTCAGTCATGTTGTCTCCAATCCTCACTTCTTTCTTCGTGAAACCACTCTGCTATCTCATCAGTATTTTGGAATCCTGTTTTATGATTAGATGGGTCAGGATCCCCTAGTCCCATCTGTATCATAAAATCATCTA